AGTATTACGCTCGGATATAGGTTTGAGCCAGTCACGATACTCGTTAGCGTTAGAGGAGTACGCCCGTGCGCTATCGTCAATAAATGAGCTGTAGTGCATAAAGCCTGTACCAGCCTTACGTCCGATACACAGAATACCGTTTAACATGTAAACCGACGTGGTAGAGCGGCTGTTAGGTGCCAAAAATGTGTAAGCGCCTTGGTCGTACACCATCCACATTTCAAGCTCAGGGCCATCAGCATCAAAAATAGTTACGGTGTCTTCTTCTCCAACAATAATAGATACCGCAGGAAACTCGCGGCGCGAACCTCGTGTAGAGGTGTTTAGAGCTTCGTTATACCAAGACGTGTTATGCGTTCTGAAACGCCATGCGCCTCCGTCAGAATCTAGGGACGTATCGTAAACAAACAACGTATTGGCGGTAGCACCAATCGTGTCGTTGTACGCCCCCATTTCAAGGTTGTTTTTTACCTTGAATGCTTTTGTATTAGCCATGGTTCACTCTCCCCATTAAGCCATAAGTTGCGTGGACATGACTTTAAAAGTCATGCTGTTCGATGATGCAGGTGTTGCTCGTAAACGAACATAATCACCTGAGATGTCTACGTTGAACGTAGCCAACACAGTGTCCGTAGCTACCTGACCGTACTCTGTGGATACCGCAGTCGTGCCATCATGTGTTACTAGGATTTCGGTAATATAACGCTCTGTATCAGTCGTATCATCCACACATACTAGGAGCTTCGCTCCTGTGCAGGTGTTTTTGTTAAATGTAAAGACGTTAGTCTCTGTTGTAGATGTGGTATCTGTTGTTTCTGTTGCGAACTGGGAATCGCTTTTTAGCTGTATTTCGCCAGTAGATTTGATGCGTAACTTCTCAGCTTTTGTATTGCTGTGTTCTGTAACAAACGCCATATCACTGGTTGACGCTGCAGTACGAATAGCCGCAATACGAGCAATCGCTTGTCCTGTTCCTGCGAGATCAAATGCTACCTGCGCAAAGGTATCATCCCCACCGTTTTCGTTTCTTACGTTTATTGTAGCGGTATCACCGCGTTGAGCACTGTCGTCTGTAGCGTCGTATACTGTGCTATTGTCTTCTTGGACTTCAAGAATAGATTGAGGCGCATTGTTACCAATACCAATCCGATCCTCCGAAGCATCGACGTAGAACATATTGTCTACGTTGTTAGATTTTACTTGGAAATCCCAAGAGTCTCCGTTGTTGTTAAATATCGCAGGCCCGTTAACTTTTAATCTAAACCCGTCAGCTACGCTGGCGTTTTGCATCAGAAGTTCGTAAATACCACCAGAAGACGAGCCTTCCATAGAGTAGGTACGTGTGCCAGTTCCTTTAAAATTTAGAGTGTACGCAGTGGTAGAGTCATCATTGATCGACAATGTGCCCGGATCAGACGTACTACTACCAAGGATCAACGTGCTACGGACGGATGTAGTGCCGTTGACATCTAATTTATAAGAAGGCGTCGCGTCACCGATACCAATTCGATCTGTACTAGCGTCAGCAAAAAACAACTCTGTATCGGCGTCGCCTTTTATGAGTAAGTCTTGGTTTACCGCACTATCATTGAAAACGACCGAAGTTCCTGCATCGCCTTGGAACCTAATGCTCGTGCCTTCACGGGCTACAAATTCTGCAAAACCGCTAGTGCTTGTTCCACCACGGATATGTAAAAACTCTTCGAGAGTGCCATCATTATCAATATCCGCTTGAAGCGCGATTAAGGCCCGTGTCGAAGCGGTTTGTGTTGTATCTCTGTTACTAACCTGAAAACCGACATCTCCGCCAGCAACAGTTTTTCGGACGTTTAGATCATAAGAACCCGTAGTATCGCCAATATTTACTTTGTCGTTCGTCCCATCAACCACCAACATAGAAGCGTTGTTATCGGACTTAACAGTGAAGTCTTTGGCGTCTTGGTTGTCGTTGATCGTGGTGCCAGCGTTTTCGTCGTACACGAAACTCGCATTGCCAGAGGCGTCGTAGAAGGTGATGTCGCCGTTGTTGGTAAAGTTAGCGGTTAGTTTGTAAGCCGTTGCACCATCAACATAAATTCTTACGTCATCGCCAGCACGTAAATCTAACTTATCGCCTGCCCCTGCGCCCGCAGAAACCTGCATATTCTGACCAGTATCGCCTTGTATGTTTCCATCAAGGTTCAAACCATCAGCCGTAATAGTGCCATCCACATTCAGCGACGTATCAATGTCCACCGCGCCTGTGCTGTCGGCAATGTTGATGGCTGTGGTGCCATCGTTAGCTGAGATCGTAGATGTCTCAATATCTGTGGCGTTAACTACGTCATCCTTTAGTAAAACACTATCAATCGTCACACCCCCAGCGGATGTAATCTCATTGATCGTATCAACGTTGAGGCCACCAGTCGCAGTGGTTGCGCCAGTGACGCCAAGAGTGCCTGCAACAACTGTGTTACCCGTAGCGGAGGCAACGGTAAACTTGTCAGTGTTTACGTCAAAATTACCGTCAACACCAAAGTCGCCAGTAACATCAATACCGCCTGTAAGAGTAATATCCCCACCAACAGTGGCGTTACCCGAGAGAAACAAGTTACGAGGGCGAGTGGCCCCAGACGCGCCAATGTCGTAGGTATTGTCAGTAAAGATAAGATTCGACGTAACTGTAGACGTTACAGTCAACGTATCTGACGCGGCATCACCAATCGTTGTGTTGCCAGAAATAGTCAAATCAGTCGCTGAAATGGAACCCGTCAGTGTTGGTGACGAGATCGTAGGTCCTGTCAGAGTCTTGTTTGTAAGCGTTTCAGTACCATCAAGCGTTGATAACGTACCCGTCGTGGGAAGTGTTACGTTAGTTGCACCTGTAGTTGTTAGGGTGAGTGCATTCGCGCCAGCCGTTGTAAACGCCGCTGCGGTTGTCAAAGCCCCCGCAAGAGAAACTGTATACCCTCCAACTGATAATGATTCGATATTTGTAACGCCTTCCACGACATTTGTGCCGTCGCAGAAAAGAAGCATTGTCTTACCGTCCGGTATAGCAATACCCGTACCACCAGACGTTTTAAGTGTGGCAGCTTGACCTGAAGCATTTTTAGCAATATAGATTTTAGCGGCTGTAGGACATACGACAGTCGCTGCCCCAGTCAAATTCGTGCCCGTGTCCGTGAACTCTAGCATCGCGCAACGCGATTCAGAAGTTGTACCATCGGCGGTAGTCAACACATGGGAGTTACTCGACCACGTGTTAATGACTGCACGTCCAACGATGGCCTCTTCGATCATGGATGTGATATTGTCGTTTACTACATCACCCCACGTACCGCTAAGTTCCCCTTGGACAGGAAGGGCTAGTTTAAGTGTCGAAGTGTACTGTGTTGTCATGTTTTAATCCTCACGCGGCTATATCTTGCCAATTCGGAGTCTGTCCTGTTGAAACATTACCCCAAGTTGGTGTCTGTGCGCCAGTAATATTTTGCCAATTTGGATTTTGGTTGTCATCGACATCCCCCCAAATGAACACTGTACCTACCGCGCCCGTTGCATTTACGCCCGTTACTGCTACATCTGCGTTAGCGGCAGCAGTGACGTTTCCTAATTCTGATTGTCCGTAAACTCCTGTTACTTTCTCTACAATCCCAAAGGCTACCGACACAGTGCCTATAGCACCCGTAGCCGCAAGTCCTGATGTTGAGACGTTTGCGTCTGCTGTAGTAGTAACAGTGCCAACGGCACCTGTGGCGCTTACCCCAGTTGGGTAGATATTTGCTTCAGCAACGATACTTACCGTGCCTACACCACCAGTGGCAGCTAGCCCCGATGGTTGAACATTTGCATCGGCTGTAACAGATACAGTACCAACTGCACCCGTAGCCGCGTTTCCTGTTACCGCGACGTTTGCGTCGGCAACAACCGCCACCGTGCCTAATGCACTAATGGCTTCTAACCCTGATGGCTGTACGATTGCGTCCGCAGTGACGGTAACACTACCCAACGCGGTCGTACCCGCAACCCCCGCAACAACTACATTAGCCGCTGCATCAACGACTACGGTGCCTAGTGCTCCTGTAGCCGCAACCCCTGTTGGGAAGATATTAGCTTCCGCAACAACACTTACAGTCCCTACCGCTGTTGTCGCTTCTAACCCAGCGGGTTGAACAGTGGCGGCACCGCTAACAGATACAATACCAACTGCACCCGTAGCTGACGGCATCTGTACATCCGTACCCCACGCGGTACTACCCCACCCACCAGCGGACCAGCCTTTATAGGTTACAAGTACATCAGCCATGAATCATCACGCTATTCGGATGATTGCATTCGACGCGTCCGCAGTTGGGAATTGGATGGTAAAGTCACCTGCTGTAGATGTCTTATCGGCACCAAAATCAAGAACTGCTACGGCTGGATCGCCGCCGCCCGACTTGTATATCAACGCTCCACGCGCCGTAATCGTTGCTGTAGACCACGTAGTATCGCTAAAATCTAGGTAAGCTGTGGTACCAGATGTCGTTGGAGCGACAACGGTTAACGTGTTACCACCCGCTGTATAACCCGTACCGGATACTTCATTTGTTGTACTATACGCTGTTGTCGCTGCACCCAGTGTTGCGGATGAGGTAAACAGTGCGATCTTAAATGTTTGTGACGTGTCACCGCTAAAGTCCATCTCGCCATCGAGAAGGGCCTTTTTGAAAGACGTGCACATTGCTTGAGTAATTGCCATTTCTAGCCTCCTATTCTACTTCCATTCTGAACTGCCCAGAACGATAAGTGTCTTCACGAAGTTTGCCATCGCCAAGGGTTTTCAGCAGTTGTAACGCTTGGACATACATGCGCTCGTATACTTGAACCATGTCTGGTTCGCCCTTCATAAACCTTAACGCTTCCAATAGCGCACCGTTAAGTAGAGCAGAATCAAACTCGTCCCCAAGCCATGTAGTGTTAGCAGTAACGATGGATTCAGGATAATATCCGTAATGTAACTCCATTGTGTAGTTACTGTCTGGGGTAGGTCCGAGGATGATTGAGTCGTCGTCAAAGTACGCATAATGTTTTGGCAACCCTGTCGCTGTAGGCGTGGGGTATGCTTCCCTAATAAAGTTAACGTCTTTGTTCAACAGAAAATGATACTCCCCGCTACCATCTACAACCGCGAGGCTGTACGTGTAGAGGAAGTCTGTCGGTGCACCAAGATACTTATTGCCCGAGCTTAGCGTACCAGTCACATTCCTGCGTAATGCGGGAATCTGAACAGTGTTGTATATCTTCTGCTCCGCCTGTTCTGTGAACATAGCAAGCTGGGCATCAGTGAAGGTATTTTCAGTGATGTCCTCGATATTGGCTTTTAGCTCGGTGTAATTCATGGTTTAAGCCATCGGTCCACGGGCGTATAGCCCTTTTGTTGCCGCGCCAGTACCACGAACTTTCACCTTACCACCTTTTTTGTATCCGCTCTTCATACTCTGGCCCGTCTTAGCTGCGTATTGTTTAGCAGCCTTTTTGCCTTTAGCGTCGTATGAGAACGTTTTGTTTCCTACTTTTGGCATAGTTATCACTCCTATGTAATTTGTACCGTAACTTGCCCTATAAATCCAGTCCCAACCGCACTGCCGCTGTCCTCTACACTGCGAACAGGGATAATTTGCGCACGACTGGCTGCAAACTGATTAGAATCTGGCCTTGGGTCTCGCAATGCCTGCGGGTCATGGACCGGAGTTTCCCCCAGATTTAACTGTGGGTTATCTGGATTCCAACATTCGGGACAGGCTTTGATGTTCGTATCTCGGTTTTTGCGCACCAGATTACGAAGTTCGCGCAGGCGGTAAGTAAACCCACACACATCGCAAACTCCAAGAGCTTTTTGGGCTGATGCAAACCTAGTTCCCATGCTAAATCCTCGCTACACGAGGAACAAAGCGAGCGGGAGTCTTTTCTCTGTCTTCACCTGCGGCTAGTTGGAACTGCTCCTCGTAGACTTGCTTCAACAAGCCCACACGTTCCACCAGCGTAGGTTCTTTAAGCGCTATGTTATAAGCCAAACCAGCAACGAGGCATGGTAAGAACCTAAAGTTCATATCCGCAGTCTGAATACCACTGCCAGCGTCCTGTATGCGGCGCATACGCCAATAACGGAAAACGTAGTTATCTGAGTCAGGAACGGGCCAAACGTTGATCTTAGGGTTGTCACGAAGCCTCTCGATCCACACTTGAATAGGTCTACCACGTGATAACTTGTTCGGAATCGAAGCGTAAGTGCTTACACTAATACGAGTTATACTAAGATCAGATTGTGTTGATTGATTACCTTGCCCTGTACGTATTACTTGTTCTAGCAAATCAATCGTATCCGCTGGCAAATCATACTCAGACGTGCCTGCTGTTAAGTTTACAGACCCTTCGTCAATAGTCCAAAGGTTTATACCACGGTTCTGCCATTCAATCGTTAGCAGGTTCATGGATCGACGTGCTGTACGTAAATCATAGCCCGACCGCATTTCACGGCCCGCACGTTCCCACGCTTCCTC